TGATGTTCCGTACATCCCCGACCCAAGACCTTGGTTTCTACGCCACACGGCTCGACCAAAAACTTCGATCGCCATGAAGTTTGACATGATCCATTCACGACGAGCTGGATCCTTGTCCTTGTAGAAATCATCGATGACGTCAGCAGCGAGGCCAGCAAGGTAGAGGGCAAGAGATCGATCGTAACCAGAGAAGTCAACATCAATCAGTTCGTCGTTGTCAAGGGACAACACGAAATCCTCGAAGGAATCATGAAACTCGCGAGAGTGCACGTTCAGCCCGATCTTTATAGGGCTTGACATGTGAATCTGAGTCACATGCTCTGAAAACTCACCAATGAACTTTCGGCCAAGAAGAAAATGCTCGAGTTGATCAATTTGGAAAGTTCGAATCTTTCCAATAGCCACTTTCTTCTTCGACAGAACTTCATCTTTGGCATTCGGCAAATAGATCGGCAAGGGGTACCGACCCTCGGCGTAATCGAGTTCCATCTTCCTGTAGGCTTTTTCAAGGTCTTCGGTCATGTATCGAGTTCCATCAGGTGCAATTTTGATGAGATCGGTGCGCTTGAAGTTTCTCCATCCAAAACCAGTTGAGGTGTTCAAATCAACTTGCAAAATGTCTTGTAGTGACATATATGCACGCTTCCTTTCAGTAGGACGTTCAGTGAGATAGTGTTTCGCTAATCTAACACCGTAATCCAGATCAATGGCTTCAAATCTCCCTTTAGGAGCTCCGAAGCCAGATTCGATGTTGAGCACAGCTTTCCTTCCTTTCGGTGAGATCGCAACACGACAAGGATATTCAGGAACGGCGTTGAGAAAAGGAGTAGGCTTGAGTTGAGTATCGGCAGGAGCGCCGTACTGCTTATCAAGCACTCCAACAGGGACGAAGTTTCCAGTAGGGAGATCAGCCTCAGCAGGCAAAATTCCAGCACCCATCTGAGCAGTGAGAACGACGGGTACAGGAACAATGTGCCCTATTGGTTCAGGCACTTGTTGCAGCATCTTTCGAGAAACGGGAACGAAGATTCCAGGAACAGGTGTTCCTTCAGTTCGAGCGGCATGAAATCCAATGATGTAGGGCGTGTTTGCAATCGTGGCAATGATAGGAGAGCCACAATCACCAACGGTAGCGGCAGTTTTGTAACAGTACACACTGCGCATTTGGATTTTCGCAAGATTCTTGCTTCCGTAATACCCACGCGGAACAACACAATGAATAGCACTGTGTTCCTGGATTCTTCCGTTATAACGAATGATAGCGGTTCCAGCAGCGTGAGCAGTAGTTTCAGCGAATAGGCCACGAATGTTCTTCGTTCCAACAACTCTGTAGCTGAGGCGGTAGAGGCAGACATCAGACATTGTTTTGTCAGGATTGGACAGAAACGTAGCGCGCCCCATGTCTACACGATCGCGATA